TTACGATGTTTTTAATATCGCATTCGTCTGCATAACTTTCAATTTCTTGCTGGATGTCAATTGGTGTTGCTTCCTGTAAGACTTCGTTTCCTTTATCGTCTTTTGTCCAGATGTATTGTTTTCGGATTTTTTCTCCTGATTCAGAAAAGAAGGGCTTTCGCCCTTCCTCGTATCGTTTATTCATTTGATTTGCCCTCCCATACCTTTTCCGCGTCGTTCGTGAACGTGCCCGATTCGTCCTCAAACACTGCCAGTTTGAAGCCGATGTAGTCTTCGGGACTCTGCCCGACGAAAGTTTTTTCGTCTTTTGCCATCACATTGCACATACGCGTAAACGTTGCGTTGTTTTTGCTCTCGCCTACCCATGCGTAGCACTTTGCCACGCTATCCCATAGACCAAAGTATTCGTGCTTCATGATATCCACTCTCCTTCTTTTACAGCCGGATGCCGCCTCTCATAGGTTTCTGGCTCAAATTGATTGTTTTGGTTTTGCGTGCCGTTACGTTGAACATGCGGCGGTCTTTTCCGCCGCTCATCTTTTTACGATGCTGTGCCATTGTTGTACTCCCTTCGCATTAGTTCTATTTCGATGCTGTTTGCGAAACTTTTCATTCTCCAAATTTCATCTATGAGCTTTTTAGCATCTTCGATGTTTGACACTTTTTTGATCATTTTGTAATTGCCATTGATCTCTTTGTATTTTTGTTCGAGTATTTTTTCTAGCTCTTCTCTGGGCTGGTCACGTACATTCCATGTTTTTTGCATCATAACCTTACTCCTTTTCGTTGGCGCTGTCGTGCAGCGCGTGATAGATTTCGTCAAGCTTTTCGAGAATCTGCATCATAAGCCGGATTGCCTGCTTGACGTCTTTAATGGAAATCAGTGCCATTTTATACCCCCTTTCTGTATTTGCTGGTTCTCACATCAAAGTGCACCCAGCTTTTGTATACGATAATTCCGCATTCATCCGGGACGATTGCGCTCAGTTCGTTGGCAAGCTCTTTTGCGCTCATTCCATTTACCCGGATATCTGCTGCCATACCGCGCATGTGGTAGCTGTATTTTGCTCCCCCGCATTTTGCGTTCCATTCTGGTGTTCTGTATCCGCTGGTGATTATTACCGGCTTTCCTAGCTTATGTCGGAGGATATCCAGAACGTTATACAAGTAGTCGTCTATGAACACTACCGGACTGCCGTCTTTACATGCAAATTCTTTTACTTTGAAGTGTCTTGCTAGCTTTACGTTTCCGTCAGTGTTTACAAGGTAGCTTTTAATGCTCATGGCTGTTTCCTCGCTTTCTGTTTTGATTGTATCATTTTTTTGTCGTTTGTCAATTGTTTTTATTGTTTTTTGGTTTGAATGGCGCTTTAGCGCCTTGCCGTGCGTAGCGTATGCGGAGCTCGGCTAAATCCATTCCATTTTAGCGCTGTGCGCGTTTTCAACACTTTCAACACTTTCAACAGGTTTTCCACAAAATGTTGCACAATGATTTTCGTTATTTTGACGAACTTTCAACATTTCAACAAGTTTTCAACAAAACTTTCAACATTCTTTTTGGTACTTTTTCTTCGTTTCTACGTTAAGAAAAAGTACTTTTCAACTTTTCAACCGTGCCTACTACGTCTACTACAACAAGTTATATATATACCCCAAATACCCCTTGAAGCGTAGCGAATAGGGGTAGGGGTAGAACGTACTCCGCGCGTGCACGTGCGCGCGCTTCGTGCGCGTGTGCGCGCGCGAAATAGGACGCTTGTCTTATAGACTGATAAATTGAAAGCCCAGTACCTTACTTGATAGGTACTGGGCTAGGTGACACCATGAGTGACACCATGACACTGTTATAGTGCCCCTCTTTTTTTCATCTGCTTCTTGATGACTCTTTCTTTTGTCTTACATTGTTCCATAAAATCTGTGTTTTCGTACTTTAGTCGGTTTTCCGCGATCGCTGCTGCTTGTCTGTTCTGCTTAATTTTCCACAATCTTTGTGGGTTTTCAGCTTCCATCATTTTCTCGTAATAACGCGGAATCTGTGCGTGTTTTCCGTTTGTGCATTGGATATAGCCTTGTCTCCATATTTCTGCTTTGTGCTCTTGATAGTAGTGGTCTCCTAAGCCCGGCTTAAGGCTCATACATGCAAAAGGCTTTTGTTGCCCTAGTTCGTAGTATGCGTTTGCCTTCTGGCCGTCTATTTCGTACATTTTTTTGGTGACGTACCCTGCAACATATCTATATGTCTCTGGTACTGCTTGTGCTATCTGTATTTGACCCATGCCCCATAGGTCTTCTAGCCATTTACTTGTGAAATATCCGTTGTGTTGTATCTTGTATAGGTGCTTCAAATCTGTTGGCTGCCATCCGTATAGTATCATATGGTAGTGTGGTCTTGCTGTTTTTTCTCCGTATTCTCCCGCTATAAAATAGCGTAATTTGCCCCCATAAGCCTTTCTGAGGCGTTTTAAGAATTTTTGAACATCGGTATATAGCAACGTTTGGACGCTTTCAGGGCGCTTCTCTCCCGCCTTCCAGACGTATTGTACCTTTCGCATGATTTCGCCTGTGTTTACTATCATGCCTGGTACGTGGTCATCGTCATAAGTTAATGTGATAAACCATACTTCTTCTCTTGGATAGTCTCGCGCTTCTAATTCTATTCGTGTTGTCCAGTCTTCTCTTTGCCTGATTCTGCATCCGATGCATTGCCCGCATGGTATTAGCATTACATCTTTTCTAAACATCAAATCTTCATATTTTAGCTGTCTTCCCACTATTTGAGAAAAACGGGAGAGTGAATACACCCTCCCGCTAATGTTTTTATCGTTTGGGTTGTACAGCCTTATTAATGGCTTGTAACAACTCATTTTAAATAATCACCCGCCTTTCGTTTTTCTCCATATGCTCCAGTTTTGTCTTGCGGTTTTGTTGCCTTGCTTTCGTCTGTTTTTGGCTTATTTCTTCCGCTACCGCCGACTGCTCCCGGTACGGTTGCTTCTGTCTTTTCCATCGCTTTGTACGTTTTTAACAGGTCATTTACAAGTGCTGTTGGGCTGCTGTGACTTGTGCTTAGCTGACTTCCAACGGCTTCTGCGAGTTGATACCATTGTGAGCTGCTTTCTGACCTGCTATAATAGCTTGTCGGCACGTTGCCATTCATTGTTGATACACCTAGTGCGCTTGATGATGGCATGCCCATGCTTGCGCCTGTAATTGTCGCTCCGGACCCTCCCGGTGTGCTTGCACCGCCGTTTGCGAATGCTAAAATTGGATTTAGTCCGGCTTTTCGCATATCTTCTACGGCACGTTGATAGCTTGTATTGCTCATGCGCTCTTGAAAGTTTCTGTTTGCCAGTGCTTCGGCGCTGTTGTAATTCATTGCTGCATTTTGCTCGATGTGGTTATAAATGCCCTGTTGGATTGCTCCCAACGTGTTGTAACCCATCTGCATTAGCATGTTTTGACGGTTTGTTTTGCTTTGAAATGCGTTTTGCCCACCTTGCCAGCCGTAAAAACGATCTAGATAGTCCATGATTTGTTTGTCGTTTGTGCCGCCTTCACTACTTGAACTGCTCACGCCACCGCCTTGACTTTGACTTTGGTTCCATCCTTGGCTTTGGCTATTTGAGGTTTGTCCGAATTGGCTTGCTAGCCCTTTTCCTGCCAGTGTTAATGCACTTGTTACTACTTGTGGATTACTTGCGAGCCAGCTGCCAACGGCCTTTGCTCCTGCTCCTAGTGCTCCTAGTATCGACATTTAAAAATAGCCCGGATTTCTCCGGGCTTCCTCCTTTCTTACAGTTTGTACAAGCCCGGTACGCTGTACAAAGGCATCCGTCTTGTCGTTTTGTTTGCTACTCGGATTGCGCCGAAAAATTGCGGCTCATCCTGCACAATTAACGTTCTTGCAATTTCTTCTTTTCCTTCTGCTATCCAGCTCTGTGACAGTGTTGGCACGGCTGAATAGTTGTCGGCGTAATGCCAAAAATCCAGGGGTTGTTCTGCATTGCTTCGCATTTTTCCGGATACCCGGTTAGGCTTCATTCGGTAGTCGGCCCAAGCTTCCTGATAGCCAAACGTTTCTTCGTCTTCTGCCGTGCCGGTGAGCATGATTTCTTTTTTCTTTACTGGCTGTTCTCCCAAGTTGGCAAATTGTGGTACATAGTAGTCTAGCCTGTCCTTTCTGCTCCAGAAACGTTCCAAGCCTTGCTGGTAACTGTGATTGTGTCGTACACAGCACACACCAATGATAAAACCGTGTTCTTCAAACGATTTGGTAAAGCTGCTTTCGTTGATTGGTGTTACCGACATCGCACCAGTTTCGCCAATCGGTGTATCTGTGCCCGTCTGCTGATCCTGATCCTGTCTGCGGTTATTCAGGCCAATGATGTGATCAGCATATCTGTGATCATCGGTATTACCGGGTGGTTTGCACTGGC